CCTAAGTGGACAAGTTACCTTGCTGCTTATAAGCCTAACACTCTTTTTGCAGCAGCAACAGCATCAGGACTTCTGTCCCCTGCGTTGTACTTATCAAGAAGTCTTGATTCGCTGGTCGAACCTTCTGCTGGAGCTTGACTGTTGTCATACTGCTGTGCAGGTACTTGCTCCTTCTTTAGTTTCGCTATCTCAGCTTTCAACTTAGTGACTTCTGATTGTGAACTTGCGTGTTTCTCCATATCCTGTGGATTGTCATATGCCATTAGTGCTTTAGGAGATATACCATATTTCTCTCCTATCTCCATAGCTGCATTAAACTTTCCCCTGTAATATGCATCTAAATTTTGTATGTTCTGTGTGTACTGTTGTTCCTTGACCCTTGTTTCCTTTAACTGATCAGTTAACTGATTAGCCTGTGCCTGTTCCATGCCACCTTCAACCAATGCCTGATTGTATTGCACAGCTTCAGCCTCTATAGCTCTCTGTTGTTTTTCAACCTCGTACTGCATTACCTGTTGTTGCAAATTCTCCTGATACTTTTTAGTTTCTTCAAGTTGCTTGTTCAAACTTTCAGTATCTATCTTTGGAGTTTCAGCAGGAACTTCAGTTGTTTCCTCAGAACTTACTTGCCCATCATCCTGTGATACAGGAGCTTCGGCTGGTGTTGTTTCTGTTGTTACTTCTGAAGGGGTAGTGTCAGTAGTTGTAGGTTCGGCAGGTGTGTCAGTAGCAGGCGCTTCTGTGCTTGGAGCAGCAGGCGCTGGCTCTGTATTTGTGCCGTCTAAACTTAATTGTTGTTCGTTATTTTCGGTTACCATAAATTCCTCCTAGTGTAAAGTATCCTATTTTGTTTATAATTTGTCAATTACTCAACCCTCTTAGTGTTTGCAAAAAATATATCATTTGATATTTGTTTCAAATCTTCCCTATCTCCCAAAGCTCTTACTCTTGCACTTTGTGATGCTATCAATTCTCCATATTCTTTTCTTCCAGAATTTCCCCCTGTTACTAGCATCCTTTGTATTAAAGCCATAGGAACAGGCGATCTGTTAGTATTTCTAAGTATATATAATTTTTGCTCTGGTGTTAACTTTGCCATAAATCTTTGTTTCAATGCAGAATATAAGTTGCCATCAAAGTTTCCTGCCTCTGTTTTAGCATGATCTATTAGGCTATAATATTCAGCCAATGCTCTTTTGTTTGGGTCTGGATCATTAATATCATCAGGAGATGATTCATACTCTGGAGCTATTGCTCGTTTCCGTGTACTAATTTCAGTATTTATTTTATAATACTCTTTCATCAGATCATACC